GCCAGCATCTCGCCGCTTTGGCCGATGACGCTCGTCGGCGACGTGTCGGTGCCGGACAGCCCGCACTCCTTGCGGACCCGCCGGCAGATGTCGAGCCAGTTCACGCCGCCGCTCCGGTCAGGCGCTCTCGCGCATCACACGCTGGAGCCATGCGTCGCCCTTCGGATGCCGGTCGGCGACCACGCTGAACGGGTAGGCCAGGCCGCCGAAGCGGCGAACCCTCATCCCGAAAGCCGCATTCGGATCCTGGTCGGCCTCGGTCGCGTACTGCCGGGTTTGCGACCGCGCCAGCGTCTCGACGAAGTAGCGCGGCACCTTGATCTTCTGGCCGCGCGGCAGCCACGCCTGGTTGCCGTTGTTGCCCACCATCACGCTCGGCGCCTCGTGGCGCTCGGCGGTCTTGTGGATGACGATGACGACCGGATCCTGCATGAAGCGCTCGTACTCCGCCTTGTCGGCGAACTCGCGCTCGGTGACAGGCTCGATCGACGGCGACAGGCTGCGCATCAGCGCGCCGGGGCTGGTGTAGTCCAGCACGCCATCGCCGCCGAACACGTCGTCGCTGTTGATCTCGGAGCCGATCAGATCATCGGCATAGCGTTCCTTGGCGATTCCTCGTGCCATTGTCTTGCCCTCAAAAAAATAGGGTGGAGCCGCAGCTCCACCCCGAACTGCGCAACTGCAAAGCGCAGGCTCTCCTCACGAGATCAGATCGTGACCGGCGCGCCGTAGTTGGCGCCGACGTTGTAGAACGTGTCCACGACGTCGGTGGCGCCCAGGTCCGTGCTGGCCGGCGTGAAGACCGCCGATCCGTTGGTCTGGATCTTCATGGCGCCGATGCACGCCTTGCCGGCCACGCTCGGCCAGTCAATCGCGCGCGACTCGTAGCTGACCTCCGTCGTGGCCGGGTACTGCTCGCCCTGGCTGACGGTGATCGCGCCGGCACTGTCGATGAAGAAGTGATAGACGCAGACCTTCTTGTTGGCCTGCGTCGCGAACGCGCTGGTCAGCGCGGTCTCGGCGGCGAACGCCACGTTGTCGGTGGCGGCCTTGACGTATGACCGGCCGGCGATCTCGTAGTGAAGGATGTTCGAGGTCTTGAACGTGTTGGCGTTCGTGCCCTCGGCGAGCCCGGCACAGCCGAGCGAAACCGCATCGCGGGTAGTGAACATGGTGAATCTCCTTGTGGTGGGTGCCGCGCGACGAAGAGTTATGCCGCGCGGCGGTCAGTCAGTGAACCGATCAGCTCGTGATGTACGAGCACCCGACTTCGACGACGGCCATGTGGCCCTCGTTGAGTCGGACGCAGGTGAAGTACGTCTGCGCGCTGATGCTGCCGCGCTGGCCCAGCGGGTCGTCCTTGGTGCGCTGGCTGGCGGGGAAGGCGGCGACGTTTAGCCCCTCCTTGCCACGCAGCGGCACGTCACCGAAGGCTTCCTCGGCCAGCACGATCAGCGGGTACACGTCGATCGCCTCGGAGCCAGCGCTGTTGGCCACGCCGGCGGCCAGGCGCGTGTTGGCCGTGGTCGTGGAGCCCGCGCTCAGGTAGGGCGACAGGTGCGGCGACAGCACGAAGCGGAACGTCTCCCACGAGCCCAGTTCCTGCGGGCAGCAGGTCTGCATCGTGCCGTATTCGGACTTGTGCACGAAGCCCGACAACTGCCGGATGTCGTACTCGAGGTCCGTGTGGCCGACCGCGATGTAGGCCGCCTCGATCGGCTGCGTGCCGATCTTGGCCGACGCCGACAGGATGCCGGTCATCATCATGGCGATGTTGCGCGACATCGAGCGGGCCACGTTGCGCATCACGCCGGCCGTCAGCACGCCGGTGATGAGCGAACGCGACGCCACGGCTCCGGCCCGGAACACGTTGGTGCCGGCCTTGAGCTGGCCCCAGCGGATCATCTCCAGCAGCAGCGACATGCGCTCGCCAGCGAGCTTCTTGGCCTCCGGCGGGATCTGGTCCTCGTAGAGGTCTTCGACCCGGTTGGACCAGCGGTAGATGAACCCGTACTCCACCAGCGTGGCGCTGATGTCCTGCGGGGTCAGCGTCTCGCCGTTGGGCGTCTCGCCTTCGCTGACCTGATGGGCGCCGGGGTCGACGCTCCAGGTGTTGGGCGTGTTGATCGTGGCGCCCTTGGGCAGCCAGCGGCGGAACTTCACGGTGTCGCTGGAGTTGCGCGGATGCGGCTTGCGCACCGAGAACTTGCCCAGGACTTCGACCGGGACGACGTGCTTGAGGATTTCGCCCTTCAGCACGCCGACGCGCGGCGCGGCGGTGGTCATGACATGGGTGGACATGGTCTACTCCTGAATCATCAGTAGGTGGCGCGGCGGAAACCGGCCTCCAGATCAGCGTCCTCGTCGTCGATGGCCGGCTGGCGAGCCAGGGTTCGGCCGTCACCACGCGGCGTCACGGCGGCTGCCATGCGGCGCGTGCGCGAGTCGGTGGACTGCTGCACTTGTTGGGTTTTCGCCTTCGTCTGCTCGAACTTCGTGATGGCGCCCAGGATCACCTTGGCGCGCGACGCGCTGCGGATCTCCTGCTGGTACTGCGCGGGTTGCGACGCGAGCCACAGCTGGAAGTCGTTGCCAAAGACCAGATCGGCCCAATCGGGGCGGACCTCGTCAAGCACTTCCGTCTGTGCGTCCACGTCGACCGTGGCGTCCTGCGACTTCACGGGCTCCGATGCGGGCTCGGGCTTGCGCAGCTCGCCAGCGACTTCTTCGATGGCGTCTGCGATCTCGTCCAGACCGTCGCCGCGCAGCTTGGCCAACTTCTCGAACCGCGGCTTGGCTGGCTCGTCCGCTTTCGCGGGGCCAGCAGAAGCGGCGGTGAGCTTGTCGAGCCTCGCCTGCAGGGCGGGCACCTGGCCGGCTGTGCGCCGAAGGCCTTCGATCTCAACCTTCGTGCGCTGGTAGTCGGCCAGCATGTCTCGGACGGGCTGGGGTAGCGCAGCCAACGGATCTGGCGCAGATTCGTCGGCCGCGGCATCGCCTTGTTCTGGCTTGCCACCGTCCGGCGTTTCGACCGCCTCGGATTGCTGCCCTTCGACTGCCGCGGGGGCGTCGTCGTCAAGCGAGTCCGTGGCGGACTGGCCAGGCGTGGCGGGGCTGAACCCTGTTTCGAGGTCTGCGTCTTCGTCGTTGAGTGTGCTCATTGGTTGATCTGGTTGGTCTATGAACCGACGCCGCGCTTATCGGGCGGCATCACCCGGCCAGGGCTGGCGGATCTCGTCCTCCAGCGCCAGCAGTTCCTTGATCTCGGCGATGCGACCGCGGCGCCTGGCCGTGGTCTCGTCATCGCCGGAGTCGTTCTCTTCACGCAGCAGTTGCAGCCGCGCAGCCAGCAGCAGGCGCAGGCGCGCCCAGGTGCGGGTGTCGAAGTCGGATCGAGTCAGCGGGTCCGCTGTCTCGAGGAATCGCATCAAATGCCGCGGCCCTCGCCGATCGAGGCCGCGTGCTGGTACTCAGCGGCCGCCAGTTCCTTCTTGGTCCTGGCGTCGATGGCCTTGGCAGCCAGCATGCCGCGCAGCTGCTCCATGCTGATCTCTTTCTGGCCGGCGAACTCCATCGCCTGGATCTGGAACTCGATCTCGCTGACGTACTTCCGCAGCGCCCGCTCTTCGACGTTTTCGGCCATGTCGGCCTGGAGCTGCTGTGTCTTGAGCGCCACCGTCGCCTCGCGGTCGGCGGCCTTGGCCTCGGCGTTGATCTGCGCGGCCTGCACGCGCGGGTCTGGCGGCACTTGCGACGCGGCCTCGGCCTGCGCCTGCGCTTGCTCGGGCGTGAGTTGCAGCCGCGCCGGGCTGAGCTTGTTGGCGCGCAGCAGCTCCTCGATGTACTTGCGCGGGTCCAGCGCGAAGGCCGGATCTTTGACGAACGGCATGAGCTGCGGCAGCACTTGTGCGTACAGGTCGCGCGTGACCAGCGCGGTTGCGCCGCGCGCCTCGATCTGAAGATCACCTTTGGCATCGGCTGGCGCGCTGGGGTCTTGCAGCAGCCATGCGTAGTAGCGGCTCAGGTGCGGCACGACAATGTTGTCGTCGTGGCGCTGGGCGATGGCGCGCAGCGGGCTCGTCGCGTTGGCCTCCAGCATCGCCATCCCGCCCACGGTGTCCGGCGCTGACCCTGAGTCGCCTTGCATCAGCATCGGCAGGTTGGTCAGGTGGTCGGCCATCTCGACGGCGAACTTGATGATGTTCTGCAGCTCCTGTTGCGCGCTGCCGATCTGCACCGACTGGAACGCAAACCGCACGTCGCGGACTTCTTCGCCTGGCGTCCAGTACCAGAGCTTGCGGCCGGTGATCTCGTAGCGGCCATTCGCAGGGACGATGCGTTCGCGGTCGATGACGATCTGCGGGCCGGCGCTCAGTCCGGCGTTCTCCAGCATCGCGCGCGCCGCGGCGTTCAGGGTCCGCTGCGCCGGATTCATCTTGCGCGGCACGCCACGCCCCCACACCTGGCCGTCCACCGGCTCCCACGCGAACACGTCGAACGGAAATTCCCCGGCCTCAAGCGGGTTCATCGACACACGCACGATGCGCTCGTTGACCATCGTCACCACGACCGGCACGCTGACCAGCTGCAGCGCCGAGGCGATCTGCTCGGCCATCGCCGCCGCATCTTCTCCGGCGTCCACCAGACCGACGATCGTCCACCCGCCGGCGATCAGCCGCTGGGGCTCGATGTCGCCGTAGTAGTAGAAGACCTCGAAGGTCTCGGTGTCCGACGTTGGCGTCTGGCCCGTGCGCTCGCGCTGGTAGCGGTCGTCGTACCGGCTCGATCGCCCATGATGCGGCCCCTCGGTCAGCGCCTGGGCGATCGCCTCGCGGTCGTAGTCGGGCAGTTTGGCTAGCTTGCGCAGCGAGCGTGCGGTCAGGTAGTCGCGTTCGATGACGAAACCACCTTCGTGGATCGACTCTCCGCAGCCAGGGTCGGGGAACAGATCCCACGCGCTGATGCGCTTGCTCGTCGGCGCCAGGCGCTCCGCGATCGTGACCACGGGCGCGTCGCCGCCCTCCGTGCTCCACTTGCGATCCTCGCGCATCACAGGCACCGGACCCTTGAGCACGCCCGTGCCGATGCGCGCGGCGTCGTCGATCACGCGGCGCATCTCGGCGTATACGCGGCCCTCGACCAGCCAGTCCTCGATGTGGTCGCTCGCCCGCCCGGCCCGCTCCTCGGCCTGGACGATCATGGCCTTGGCGACATCCTCGGCCGGCGCCTGCGTCCCATCGCCCAGTTGCAGCATCCGGTCGTCATTGCCGTCGGCCGCGTCTTGCAGTTCGGGCACCGGGGTCGGGCTGATCTCCCACGGCTTGTCGTCGGTCGGCAGCAGCAGCTCCTTGACCCGCGCGGACACGCTGTCGGTCTTGGGCTTGGTGATGTTGAAATAGACCCGGCTGCGTTGGTTCACGCTGCCGTCTGGTTGCGAGCTTTTGCCGGACCACTGGCGAGGCGCCGCGTTGGCCGGCTCCGTCTCGTGGTCCACGCCGTCGTACTGGTTCTGGTCCTCGAGCCAGATGTCCTCGATGCCGGACGTGCGCCGCGCGTCGATGGCCGATCGCAGGCGCGACGCGATCATGTCCTGCAGCTCGTGGCGCTGCCGCTCTTTCGCCTCGGCCTGTGCGGCGGCCTGCGCGTCAAGCTCGGCCTGGTCTGCCGGCAGTTCGTCGCGCTGGTCGTCAATGATTGGCTCGGTCAGTCGCATGGGTCACAGTCCGATCTCGGCGTCCACCGGGTAGTCCACGACCGCCGCGGATGGGATGCGCGTCGGCGCCTTCGGGCCGCCAGGGATGGCGAAGGTCAACGCCAGGCTGTCGGCGCGGTCAGGGCTCTTGATGCCGCGCTTCTTGGCGTCGTCCTTGGCCTCCAGCAGCAGCAGCCCTTGCCGGTACGAGTACCGCAGCGCGGTCAGGTCGGCGCGCAGATCCTGGTCGTTGGGCAGCGACGCGATCTCGAGCCAGTCGCGCATGTCGGCCCACATCCTCGCCCGCAGGTTGTAGTTCTCGCCATCGTCCAGCCTGCGGCTCGAATCCACGTCGACCACCAGACCGGGTGAAGTGAACCATCCCCTCAGCGCGTCGGCCACGCCGGCACCCAGCCCGATCGTGTCGACCGCGATCTGCTCCAGGTGGCACTGCGCCCCGCGGACGTAGGTCTGGACCTCCTGCTTGACCCGGCCGGCGGTGCTCATCAGGTCCGTCTTGCCCCAGCTCGAGATCCGGGTGACGACGCGGCCGCGGCGGAAGGTCAGCACGGTCTTGTCGTCGCCGAACCGAGCCACGTCCACCCCTACGCGCAGCGGGCCCATCGGCTTGATGTCGGCCGGCCCGCGGCTCATGGCCGTGGACACCACAGCGCCGTCGATGAACGCATTGCTGACCGAGGCGCTGTAGTTGCGGTCGATCTCCTGCGCCACGACCACAGGATCGAGCTTGGCGACCTGCCTGGCGTACCAGTCGGCGTCCTTGCGCGGGTCGTCGCGCCAGTCGAAGGTGAAAACGGGCAGCTTGCCGCCGAACCGCTTGCGCCAGAAGGGATTGCCCTCGCCGTTGGGCGTCGACACGTCGATGCGACAGTTGGTCGTCTGGCTCAGGGCTGCGTCCACCGCGTCGGGGTGTTCGAGGAACGCGGCCTCGTCCACGAAGTACAAGCTGGTGCGGTTGCCCCGGCCGATGTTGTCGCCGGCCTCGCCAACGATCGCCGCGCCGCTGATCGGGTTCAGCACGCGCATGAACGGGGCGTGCTTCTTCTCGTCGTAGCCGGCCGGGCGAAACTCAGGCGGCAGCAGCCCGATGAACATGCGCACCTTCCAGAACAGGCTGGCCGGGTCGCCGATCTTGTCGACGTAATCCTCCTTGCGGCTGCCGAATCCAACCACCGCGCCAGGGTGGAAGGTCCACATCCACACGGCGACCGCCACGCACAGCCAGCTCACGCCCATGTCGCGCGACTTCTCGACCACCGCGTCCTGCCGGCCGCGCCACTTGGCGATCACCCAGTCGACGAACTCCTCTTGCTTCGAGAACAGCATGAAAGGCGCCGTGGCCTCCAGGCCCAACTCGACCAAGCGCGGGTCGAACGTCACGCCCCAGTCGCTGATGAACGCCGCCGGGTGATCCTTGTAGTGCCCCCACAGCGCCGGGACCATCTTTGTCGGGTCTTTGCGGATCTCTGCCAGGCGCTCAGCGCGCTCGATCCACACCGGCCTGTAGTCCGGCCGCCGCCAGTTGATCTGGACCTCGCTCACGGCTGACGCTTGACCATGCGCATGTACGCCTCGGACGGGCTCAAGGTCAGCTCGCCAGCCACCTGATGCCGGATCGGCGCCTCGTCGTCGCCGGCCAGGGTCGTGCGGTCGCCGTACTTCTTGGGCGCGAGCTTGGCCAGCAGCCACTTGCGCGCCTCGACGCGCAGCTTGGACCGCTGGACGTGCTCGCCGTTGACCACCCAGCCCTGGTTGTCCTCGCCGCCGCGGCGTTCCATCCAGTCGTTGCGCGCGTCGTCGCTGATGTCCACGATGTCGTCGGCCAGCGCTTCCAGGCCCAGCTCTTTCGCGCGTGTGTACTGGTCCAGCGCCCACCGCTTGTCGGGATCGGCCAGCCACAGGTACACCACCGACCGCGCCGGCATGCCCGGGTCGTTGCACACACTGCGCAGGCTCTCGCCCTCTGCCAGCCGCGCGCATATCTTGGTGACGATCTCCTGCGTGCAGCCGTCGCGCGGGCGCTTGTCAACCTTCTTGGCTGGCTTGCTCGCTGCCTTGCGCGCCGGCTTGCCCGGTG